TCTCGATCTCCGACGTCGCCGTCCCGAACGGGTTGAGCGACAGCGGTGCCCCCATCAGAAAGCTCTCGACCGCGCCCTGCAACGACTTCTCGACGTCGCCGACAACGTCGGCCTGATGGATGTTCCAAAAATTCTCAAAAATATGATATTTGGCTTCGAGGATTTCCGCCACGTCGCCCGTCGTCAGGTTCACGTACTTCGCCCGCCATCGTTTCGCAATCTTTGCCCGCGGCCTTTTCGGCGGACGCTTCGGAGCTTTCCGCTGCGGCCCGGTCGGCTGCGGAGGAAGGTAAGCGATGTCGATCACGCCAAGGTGCAAAATAGGCATATCGCCTTATACACCAGCCTCGCGCCGTTGTCGCAGCAATCTCATAGTCTCAGTCGCATACCGCTCGATGATGATGCGCAGGCGTCAGCCATAGCATGAAAATGGGCCAGTGAGCAGCCATCAAGTAACACCAAATCCCATCGCGTTAATCTGCTTGATGTCCAAGGGCGTCAAATACTGGTAAGTGCCGCCCTCGTAGTATTCATCGAACGGATCGTTTGGTTGATTTGAGTTCAAGAAGTCAGTTGGATCGAAAGATGTTCCATACTGAGCCAGCACTGTGTTGCCGTTGTCTAATGAAAAATATGAAGATGGCGCCGGCGGGCTGTTGTAGCCATACAGACGAGTACCGGCACTAGCGAACCGGAATAATGTCATAATGCCCGTTAAGGAGGTGTTGTCGAAAAAAACTCTGCCCATGGCGTGAGCTATTTCTTGGAGCGCCGAACCAACTATATATGTCGCGGAGGTATCTTTATCGAAAGATATGTCTCCATCTATCCCTGGGTCAGTGGGGCTGACATACCCAGTTTGTCCAGAAGTGATGTAGCCTGCCTGCGACATTGCTTTCAGCTGCGCATTCCAAACCCCAACTGTAGTCGGAGCGCTTCCTGATCCGGGAGTCGGTAGATTGGCCGGGCCGGGAGACTGCAGGATCGACATGAGGTAGGAGTAAACGACTGAGTACGCAATGTATGCTCCACCTCCAGGGGCGCCGCCATCATTGCCGCCAGTGCCGTTAAGACAGGACGTAGTCAGGTTCACCGTAATAGGATTAGTCACAACAGCTTCAATCATGTTAGCGGCTGATTGTATGAGACTTTCAAATTGTGCTGCGCCGCCACTACCGAGCCAAATCGACTGAGTGCCGTTGAATTGCAGGTTTACAGTAAGCCCGTTCCCAGGCGCGCTGCCGTAAGTCTGGAACATTGCAAAATTCGCATGTGCTGGTCTGGCGCACATGCCGGACGCCGCTGTAGCAGCTAACAATCGGCGTCGTGAAATGCGACGCATTCACAGCCCCGCCTGGAATAAACCAGCTAGTACGCCGTAGCCGAGATTGGTCAGATGCGGGCCGCCGCCGCCACCGGCAAAATATGTTGGATTTGCCGCCTGCGCACCGGCAACACCGATGAAAGTATTGTTGTGGATCGGCACATAACTGTCGGCGTTCGGATGCGAGCCGTCGCAGGCGGTATCATACAGCGCGCGGTCGGTTTCGGTCGTGCTGTCGTCATCCGATGTACCGAATACCGTCTTGACGTTCGACCCCATAGCGGTCTTGCGCGCCAAAAGGTACGCCATGCTGTTGTTGTACGGCCCCGATGGTGCAGCCGCCTGATTGTACCACTCGAAGCAGCACAGCTTGATCGGCATACCGAATATGACAGGCAGCGGATCGATCCACGTCGGCGCCAGTGTGGTCATGTCGCTCATCTTGGCACCGGATTTGCCGAGATTCATCCATTGACCGTAGGAGAGACTGAGCGACGTAGCCATTTGTGCCGGGTAACTGCCCAGGCCAGTCTCGCCCGATCCAGCCGTCACGCTGTCGCCGTCACAGACCAGCATCGAAGTCAGCCCGGACCACGGCAACGCTTGCGCATATTTGTTGGCGGCCCAAATTTGCAAGTTTGCAATATCAGGCGGGAGCAGCGATACGTTCCACACCAGAATGTCGTAGATGTCGCCATTGAAATAATCGACCGACTGCAAGGCGGCATTCCCACCAATGCAGATTGTTGTTCCAAGTGTAGTTGGCGGGAGATTGACCATACCGGCTACGCCGCCATTTAGCGCAGTCACACCCGCTGGATTTGCACCCGACCAGGGTGGTGTTTTTATACTGGAACAACAATAAGTGACAAGGTTGGACGAACTCGTCGCCAGTGGAAATATGTTATTGAGAATTGGACCAATATGAACACCGTCGGCAACATGAGCCATTCCAGTGCTGCTGCTGTCCAAGGAACCAATCATTACGCCTTGCGGGCTTGTCGCCGTTACCTTCATCACCACAGCCACGGTGCAAATCTGACTGTCCAGTGCGGTTTGAAGCGCGCCAGGAGTCGCGATGGTCAAGGCACTCGTGCTAAACCGCGCGCATTGCAGGCCGCCAGCTTGAGCGGTTTCCAGAAGCGGCTGGCGCGCGCTAGTTCCCTGCGCAGCAACTATGCTGTTGACGCTATCTGTCCATGACGAAATGGAACTGCCGCTGGAGCCGGTGAGCGTCTGCGCGTCAAAGTGAGCAACGAGGCTGGCCTGTTGCGGTATTTGTATTTGAGGCGGTGACAAATAGGTTGCCGGTAAGAAGAAGGTAGGTGCGATAAGCCTGCGCGCGGGTATGACAAACGGCGCTCGCGTGATGAATTTCCTGCGAGTGAACACTAGAAAACGCCATAGGCTGCACGTTGGTTGGTATTCAGTGCCGAGAAATTTCCGCTTTGGTCGCCGGAAGCAATGCCGGCTTCGCAAATTGTCCCGGTAAAATAGTTGACACCGATGACGTGGCCGAGATTTAGATGCTCGCTGCTGTAACCGCTCGACCCCATAACCAGACCGGACGTGAGCGCGCCATTTATCATAATTGCGGATGATGAACCGCTTACCAAGCCATTAACGGCATAGGTTGTGCCGTCGGTTTCCGCCACGGTATTTGATGCCGTTCCAGCATAGAAATATAATTTTGCGCTTGTAGCAAATCCGAACTCCGTATTCAGATTTGTGTCGGCGCCAATTACAATTCCGGTTGTGGCTGCTGATGTATGATTGGCAACAAATGAGACGCTGAGGGTTTGCGCTTGAGTAAATGAACCGGAATTGTCGATGCCTGTGTCGTTTGCCGCTAGATACGTCGCACAAGTAGCCGAACCGTTGAAAGAGTTATTGATCTTTGGCTGCTTGGCTTGGGTGGCTTGAACCAGATTGCAGGCCGCACTTGAGCAATTCGTCTTGCCACTTTGATCGTACAATTCTTCGAGATAGCAAGCCACGGCGCAGGTCGTTAGAAGTGCCGAGCAGACATTGCCTGTAATAAAGGTGCAATCCGTTGCGCTGCCATCGGCGGTAATCGCGCCGCCAGAGCATTGCAATCGCGTACCGAGCGTAGCGCCTGCATTTTGAATGTCCGCGACATTCCCAGAATAGGCTGCGCTAAAGCAGCGAAATCCCCACCATGCTTTCCAAGTCGTAATGCTGCAACAGTCTCCGGGGCCTGCGTAGGCGGCCGAAACCGTTATCGTGAACGACGAGCCGCAGTTCGCTGTGTTGCTAAGGCTATCGGTAACCGTGACTTGGATGCCGGGATAGGTCGCGCCGCCGCTGTCAACACTATCCGTTCCGCTGATAACGCCTGTGCTTGACGAAATCGAGAAGCCCGGAGGAAGCGTGCCGGTTTGCGAGAATGTATAGGACGGCGTTCCTCCTGATGCGGACGGCGTTGCGCCTGTATAGGCGACGTTGTAGGTCGCGGATGTGATGGGGGTGTAGCTGCACGCGAGCGCGCCGCCAGTCGAGATGCTGATATTGTAGTTGCTATCCCGCGACTGCCAGAACGCGCTCGTGCGCTCGCTCTGACTTATGCAGACGATGCCTGCCAGTAGCAGACACCAGATGAGCAGCGCGCGGCGCATTAGAGCGTATATCCACCGGCTGAGACGGAGACTGTCCCGCCGCTACCCGGAGCGGCAGAGACGACGGCGATGCCGGTATTGACGGCGCTCGCTGGCACGCAGGGGTTAAAGACCATTTCGGTCACGCCCAAGCCGCTAGCCAGCGGCGCGGTCCATTGGGTGAAGTTGAGCGTGCCGGTGATCGTGCCGGTCACGGTTGCATTGCCGGTCGCCGCGGCCGTTGCGTTGGCGCGGATCGACATCCAGCAAATGTACGTCGTGACCGATGCGCCCGTGGCAAGTGTTGCCGTCGTGGCGCCGGTCGTACCTGTGGCGGATACCGTGATCGGGGTCGAACCCGCCGGATACTGGCTGCCCGATAGTACGCCGCCGCGAGCAGATACCTGGACCGCCGCCTGCTGGCCAGTGGTCAGCGTCGGCGCGGTGGAAGTATAGATGCCTCCCACAAGTGCCGAACTCGCCGCCGCCGTTCCCGCCGCCTTCGTGCCGATGATCGTGAGCAGATCAACTTGTGAGCCGGTGGCAAAAGCACCCGAAGCAAACGCCCCGCTCGCTGCCTTGGTTGCGACGGCCGCCTGATCGCTGGCGATGACAACCGGCGAACTGTTTGCGCTCGTCGCACTGCCATTGGCGTTCGTATTATCAACCGTCGTATGCACTGAGCCAGCCGCCGTGCATTGCACCGCGCCGGAATTGCCGGTCGTGTAGGTCGGCGGGCTGGAGAGGAATTCACAGCCGGAGAGAAAAGCATTTGTGGGCGAGCTGGTCGTGCCGCCGATCGGCGTCAGACCCCACGTTGCAATCGTATTCGGATCGACCTTGCCGATGGCCGTCGTGCCGCTCGCTTGCAGTGTTGCTTGCACGGCGAAGGTGCCACCGTTGCTGACGACCCACGGCGACGTGCCCTGGTTAACTTCGCCGATGACTTTCGTGGTTTCGGCGTTGAGGATCACTGGGATATTGATGCCGCCACTTACTCCCTGAATCGGGAGCGCGAATGACGAATTGCCGGTGCCCGGTGCCGTGGCGAGCGCGTTGCCCGACGTGTCGCCGAGTATAACGATGACCGATTGAACACCGCTGCCGACATCTTTCGATCGTTCCACAACTCCGGTTCCGGGCGTCAGAACAATCGCGTTGTCCGCCGCCCAGGCCGTAGTGGCGATGAGCTGGAGTGCGAGCGCGAAAGCGGCTGCGATTTGGCGGATCATCTCAGTTCTCCGGTGACGGCGTGACCGCAGGCGGGGCGGTCGCTGGAGCTGGTTGCGCGGCAGATGGCGCCGAAGGCGGCATAGGCGGCGGCGCCAGTTGCGCATTGACCTGTCCGATCATCTTCTGCATCAGCGGGTTTACGTCCCTCCAAGGGTGTTCCCCGACCGCATTTATCGCAGCCTGCGCTTCGGACACGCTCAAAGTGAAAGTGATGGTTTTTTCCTGCGCCAACGCAGGCGACACAAGAACAGAAATCAGGAGCGCGGCGGCAAGATGCTTCACAGGATCGCTCCGATATACTGGCTGTTGCAGGATTGAGTGAAATCAAGACTGTTCGAGCAGGCCGGCGGAGGAGGAAAGACTCCCCCGGTCGTCCCCGGAACCATCGGACCGCCGAGACCGACCATTGGCGCGCCGGCCGTCGGGTAAGGGATCATCGGCATCACGCGCGCCAAGGCGACGATCACCCCGAAGACGATGATGACCGAAACGGCCGCGACGATGAGGAGGAGGCGGATCATTTATAGAGGCTCACTCCAAGGACCGCACCGGATGTCTGCTGGATGAATTGAAGCGTCACGTTCGAGAACTTCCCGGTGTATGGGATGCAGTTTCCCGACGCGATGCCTTGGCCGCCAGTCCCGAGCGTCGCCGTCGGCGCCACCCCGTCGTCGCGATAGTTGATCGCCTGCGTATATGCGCAGAACACCGCGTAGGTCACCGTCGCTCCAGGTCCCGCCGTGATGGTCTGCGCGCTCGACGTCACCACGTTGTTCGTGCTGTAGCGCCCGGCACCGCCGAGAACCTCTCCGGATAGAAGCGGCGTGATCTGTCCCTGGATTGAGGTGCTGGCTGGGACGCCGGTGCCGGTGATCACGTCGCCCTGCGAGATCAAGCCCGTCACCGCGCTCGCGGTCATCTGGTGGCTCGACCCCGTCCCGGTGAACGTCGCCAAGGGGCAGTTCGCCGGCGCCAGCGCCGTAGCCGATGACATAGACGACACCGAGCAGAAGCCGAGCGGCTGCTGGTTGACAGGGCTCTGTGCGAAAGCCGGCGTGATCCAGAGGACCGCCGCTGCGGCGAGGCTAATCAGTCTTCGCATCGGATGGCTCCTTGATGCCAAGAATCTTCCGCGCGTCGGTGTCGGACATCGTCGCGTCCGCGGCCTTATCGGTGATCACGCGGGCGAGTTCGACTAGGTTGAGACCCCCGGTAGCATAGAGGCGCTCAAGCGGCTGATGATGATTCTGCATCGCGCGGGAGCGATGCGGCTCGAGCAAGGACCACGGCACGCTCGCCGGCTCGCCCTCCTTTGGGTCTTTGATCGGAAACGTCATGCCGAGGGTCACGTTGAGCCTCCCGCCTAGTGATCGCGCCGCAGTATAACGCGGCCATTGAAGATTGCACGCGCGGCTTAGGACAGCCCCCATGTCGTCGGCCCTGCTGACTGAGCAAAGGCGAGATATTGCCGGCCGTATGGATTCTTCAAGTTCTGCAAGTCGGATAGGACGAACATCTTTGCCGCGTCCATGACAACTAGCGACGTTGAGGTTGATTCATCAGCCGTAGATTGGACCACGCCAGAGACGAAGGCGTTGATCTGCCATTGCTGTCGCGAATACGCGAAAAATGGAAGCCCGTTAGGGTTTCGGTCACTGATGCTCCCCGGGACGATCGTAGCGCCGGGAAGGTCCTGCGCGAAGGACAACAGATTCGATCCGGCCAGATTGTAGACCGCAAGGACGTAGACCGTGATCCCGCCGGAGTTCAGCGAGACGCCCGCGGCGTCGGCCGACGGGATAGGCACCGCGCAGAGCTGCTGGTTGACGATCCCCATCGCGACCGCGAGCGCGAACGGGATGACCGGCGAATCGGCGGGCAATACCGTCGTCGATATGCCCATCGTCTGAGTTATGAAATTTTGAAACCCAGCAAGGGTCGGTTGCGGTGCCGCCATCCCGACCTCAGTTCTTCCGGCGCTTGCCGCTCTTCTTGCCCGCCGGGTTCGGGACGACGTGGAAACCCTCCTCGACGCGCTTCTCGCCGGCCTCGGAGACCTCGAGCTGCTCGAAGGTCACGTCGGTCTTGTCGGCCGGCTCCGTCGGGATGCCCTGCATGGCGAACTGGTCCGCCACGACCTTCTGGACCGTCTCGTTCGTCGCCACCGCGGCCTTCTTTCGAAGTTCGCGGCCCTGCCCGACCAGCACGCCGGCGTTGTTGTCGCGGACCTTCTCCATGACGGAGGTCGGGACAGGCTTGTCGGTGTTGTAGATCAGCTCGTGCACGCGCCCGTCCAGGCGGCCAGTGTCGACGACGCCGATCATGCCGTAGGGAACGAGTTGGTCGACGATGTCCGTGATCTGGCTCGGGTGGAAGTCGCCGCCGATCTGGACCTGCCGCCCGGCGGGTATCTTCTGCTGCTTCGCCATTTGGAAGCGGCGGTTGCCGTCTTTCAGGTTCCCGTCCTTGTCGAAGTCCAGACGATAACAGACGATGTGATCCTTCCGCGAACAGTTGGCTATGAATAAGAGGCTCATGGTTCTCTCGCTTCCCTGTTGAAAGTCTTCGCGCGGGTCGGCCTTGTCGCCTTCCTATTTCGTCGGGTGAAAGCACCCTTTTGTTCGCTCGCGCTGACTCACTGATAGCGCATCGATACGACTTCGACGCACGTGGGCCGCGGCGTCCAGCCGCTCGATATACGCCATTCCTGCACCATGTCGGTCGCGCCGCCGGCGAGCGGGGAGATGATCTCGCGCGGGGCGGCCATGTCGCAGTACTGCGTCACGGTGACCTTGGAGGCCGGCATCAGCGAGGCGAAGATGTTGGTGTCGACCGGCTTCGATGCCTGGTCGGGGACGTCGAGCTCGGTCATCGCGATGATCACCGCGTCCGTCCCGCCGGAGCCGGCACCGATGAGCGTGTCGTCGTAGCCCCACGTCACCGAGTCGCCGTTCGCCATCAGGATCTCCTCGAAGGTCCCCTTGGTCGACTGCGTGCCGGCGCCGACGCGCTGGTACTGAACGAGCTGCACGACGTTGTACTCGAACGAGCCGAGCGTCCGCTGCGGGCCGATGACCGCGAACTTCTTGCCCTTGCCCATCTGGAAGGTCGCCGTCTTGATCGCCTGGACCTGCTGCGCGAGGAAGAACGCCATCTGGCCGTTGTCGTAGGTGACCACGGTGTCGTTGCCGAACGAGTCCGCCGGCAGGTTGATCGCCGTGATGCCCGTCGAGTTGAGAATGCCCTCGCCGTTCTGCGGGTTCATGCCGAACAAGGCGGCGTCCCGAGCAAGCTGGAAGTTCGCCTGCCGGCCGCCGAGGCGATATGCCTCCGGGACTGCGAAGCCCCACCGGGCGCCCGCAGCGACGTCGTGGTGGTTGTACTCGTTGCGGACCTGCAGGAGGTAGGTCGGCGCCGAGATCATGGTCGCCATCACATCGACGCTCGGGAACTCCTGGGCGCCGGTCTGCGAGGCCGCCATCCGGGTCCGCAGGTTCATCTGCTTCATGTAGACGAGGAGGTCGTCCTCCCCGAGCCGGACGCGAAGCTGCCCGCCCGAGAAGAGATCGACGAACTGGCTCGATTGATTGTACTGCATCAGCAGCTCAGGCTCGATGAACGAGGGGTTGAGCGTGATAAAAGCGTGTGCCTGCACAGACATGGCTTGTTAACTCTCCTTTAAGCGGTAGCGAAAGCGAATTGCATGAGATCAGCAAATCGCTTCGCATCCTGGGCGGCTCGGCGTTTCGGCGGCCACGGTTGACCACGCAACTTCTCGTTCATGATGGCACAGGCTTTGAGATCGCGTTCTCGTTGCGCCACTGAACGATTTTCTCCAGTCCGACTGAAAACTTCAATCACACTGGGATGGGCAGGCTTTCCTACAAGCCGCCGCAAGTTCGAAGCGGACACGGCGGCGGAAAGATTCGGATGAAGCGGCTGGCCGCGCCTCCGCTCGTTCGCCCTAGCAAATCCAGCTTTCGACGCCGGATGGATCGGCTTCCCGCGACGGGTGTTCCCCTTGGCGAGATGAGCCGCTGCGATCAGAGCGGCATGTTTCAGCCGCGTATGACGGCCGCAATATCTCTCGACCGTCGTCATCTTCCAGAACGCGATCGCGCACCCGCCGCCGTGGATTTTTGCCAGTAGCAGATGGGCGAAGATGTGATCCGACGGAGTCAGGTTAACCAAGTTCTCCGGCGCATTCGTTCCTTTGAGACATTTTGGGACGATGTGATGCCGCTCCATACCACGACGCTTCGCCGTGCCCGGATACTTGGCGAGCCGGTCGACGATGAAGGCGTCGTATATTTTGCGGTAGTCCATGTCCCTAGCTTATCTCAAATCTGAATCAATGCGCAGGAACCCTGGAAGTTGTAGACCGCGAAACCAGTCGAAGCGGTGTAGACGACGACCTCGCTGTTCCCCGACTCGATCGCCAGGACCTTGACCGGGAGCGCCGCAGAGGCCGCGCCGCCGACCGTGGCGCTGCCGCCGGTGATCGTCGCCGCGCCGGCCGCGACGGGACCTTGCAGGGTGACGGCCGTCCCGGAAGCGGTGAGCGCCGTCCAAGTACCGTCGAGCGAGGCGAAGGCGCCGGTCCCGGTGAGCGCGGAAAGCGTGACCGAGTCGCCGGCGTCGAAGGTCACCGGAGCCGACATCACCAGCGTGATGACGCCTGTCGCCGAGACGTAGGTGCCGGACGAGATCGTCAGCGTCCCGAGGTACGGGACGAGAAGCTGGTTCGTGAAGTCCCAAGAGACCTGCGGGGCCGACGGGCCGCCGCGAAGGTCGACCAGCGACGGGTCGGCGGCGACGACGACGCGCGCCAGCGAGCCGAGCGGGTAGAAGTTGACCTGCATCCCCGAGCCAGCGAGCGGGACGGTGGATTGCGGCGAGGTGATCATGCCGTAGGCCTCGTCCGTCACCGAGAAGCCGGCGAGCGGCTTGCTGGCGTCCGTCAGGCTCACCGCGCGACCGAGGATCGGGCCGAGGGCGACGTTCGGGACGCCGGGGCTGCCAACCGTGCCGGCGGCACCGCCAGGGACGTCGGAGTAAACGCCGACGCCGCCCCACATCGGGAGCGTTTCCGTCGAGGCCAAGAAGCCAGCCCGCAGGCGGAAGCGCGTCGAGGGGTCGGCCATCGCCGTGCCCTGACGGAAGCCTGATGCCTGGACGCTGAAAAGACCGGCGTTGCCGACGGACTGAACGTAGGGCTGGATCGTGACGGAGGCGACCATTGGGTTCTGCTCCTGAATTGCGCCTTAAACGGTTTCCCTGTTGACCTTCGTCTCTCGTCAGTTCGCCCGGTTGCCGAGGTTGTCGTGCAGGAACCGGCCGGTCGCCTTGAGACCGGTCTGGCCCGCGAAGCGGTCCATCCAATCCTTCGGCTGGCCCTTGAACTCGCGGACGATGTGCCCGTCCCTCCGGCGCTCCGTCATCCGGAGTTCTCCGGGCTTGACGTTGACCGGCATCGCCGAGGCGATGGCGGCCTCCGCGAGGATCTGGCTCTCGACGATCGAGAACGAGGCGTCGTCGGCATAGGCGGCGCTGCTGAGGTCGATCATCATCTCGCCCTTGTCGTTCTTCTTGCCCCACGTCGAGCTGTAGGGCTGGAGAACCTGCGCGGCGCGGCGCCGATACCTGATCGAGCTTTCGCCCGGCATGTGGCGAGGCGTCGACAGACCCAGAGCGACGCAGGCGTCGTCCGCGCGCGCCCAAGCATCGGCGACCCGCGAATGGTCGTCGTCGGGGAGCGGGATGATCTTCTCGTCGTGATTCTTCACGGCCGCCTCGACGCGGGAGATGCGCTTCTGCATGTCCTCGACGGAGTCGGCGCGGGCGTCGGCCTTCGCGTCGTCCTTGGCATCTTTCTTCGCGTCGTCTTTGGCGTCCTTTTTGGCGTCCTTCTTGTCGGCGGCGGTCTCCTCCGCGCCGGTCTCCTTGTCGGTCTCGTCCTTCTTCGCGGCGTCCTTGCGGGCGTCCTCGCGCTTTTTCTCGCCTTCCTCCCAAGCGTCCATGCGCTTGCCGAGGCCGCCGATCGTGTCGGTGATCGACTTCAGGGCGTCCATGATGCCGCCCATCCCCTCGTCTTTTTTCGCGTCCTTGCGGGCGTCGTCTTTGGACTCTTCCTTTTTCTCGGATTCGTCCTTCTTGGCGTCGGCCTTCATGTCCTTCTTGGCCGCGTCGTCCTTCGCGGTATCCTTCTTGGCATCGTCCTTGGTCTCTTCCTTTTTGGTCTCTTCGTCGGCCATTGCTGAGTCCTCTCTCGCTTCGGAACGGATGCCGCTCGGTTCTTCGCCCTTGTCCCAAACGCCTAACTGGCAGATCGCGACGTGGTCGAAGAGGCTCGGGTCTCCCTCGATGAGAACCTTTCCGACCTCCTCGACGTGCAGAACCCGGTTAACGCGAGGGTTCGCGAAGTTCACGCCTGGAGATGTAGAAAGTTCCTCCTCATCGAGGAGCTTGTTGGCGGCGTCGTCGTAGATTTTGGCGATGCCCCAAAGCTCATCGCCCGCAACATACGGCAAAAAAATCGTCCCCACAATACGGTTGCCGAACTCCTCGGAGTCCAGCAGCGCCTTCTTGGGGTGCTTCAGGATGACGGGAAGGCCGTTACAGCGCGCCAGCGCGTCCGGCGTCAGCCAGTGCTCGCCGTCGCGGTAGACGTGCTCGTCGTGCTTCGGGCGGAACGAGGCACCGATCCCGGTGATGCGAATCGCCCATAGCGTGACGTTCTCGTACCGCTGCGGGGACACCAGCCGGCCGTCGGCGATGGCGCGGGCAACGTCGAGTTCGTTCATCCCCAAGCGGTCGAGCGCGATCGCGCAGCCGGGGTGAAGCGGCTGCGGCGGGGCGTCTATCGGCGCCCAGCAGAAGCCGTCGTGCTCGTCGTTGAGCTCCGGGACAAATTCATTCGTTACTTTCAGCAGATAAGTCGAATAATCCACTTCGCCGTTCGGCGCGGCGCTAGAGATGTCGGCCGCAAGAGAACCCGGAAGGGCTCCAGTAATTCCCGCCGGAGGGGTCGCCGGCGGGCCACCGTCAACAGGGAAGTCAACCAGCGGCCCGCCGACCCCCGCCACGCCTTTCAGCGCGGAGCCGGATCGGGTTCGAGTGTGAAGCGTCAGCGTTCCTTCGGGGACGAAGCCGGTCTCCTCGCGGCATTCCCGGCGCGCGGTTTCCTCGGGCGATTCGTCACCTTCCTGGCCGCCGCCGGGGAAATCGTAGCAGCTCGGGCAATCGGGTGCTGTCGCCGTCCGGTGAAGGAACAGCGCCTTGCCGTTCATGGAGATGAGCAAAATACCGGCGGCTTTCATTGGCGCGCAGCGTCCGCCCGGAATCGGTAAGCATCGAACCGCGTGCACAACTCGTCCGCCGCGCAGCCGAGCGCGTCGACGACGGCCTTCAGCTCAGCGGCGGACTGGCGGCGGTCAAGGTTGCCGGCTTCGTCTAGGCCGGCGGGGATTGAATCCAATCGAACAATCTCATATCCGCCTTCATAAAGGCCCGGAGTAACGATTTTTACTTCGATGCGTCCATCGGGGAGAACGCGTGTTACGCGCGCTCTCAGTTTATTGCTCGTCTTCCCGCTTGGAAGTGGCTTGCCCGGTATCATAACGAACTCGCCAACCGTGGCGTCTTCGCGAGACTTGTTCAGCGCCGCGGCGACCGCCTGCTTCTGCGGGTGACCCGCGTGGACCATTTCGGAGATATTTTTAGAAATTGTTTCACGGGACGAACCAGATTCTAGCGGCACAGCCCAACCCTCCGGAACTATCGAGGCGGTTCATGGGTTCCTACCACGATTTCGTAGGGGCGACAAAATTCATGTATGGTTGCCCGCCTAACGGCCCAAGGAGGGCTTGCCATGTGCTTCTCGCTGGACTTCCTGAAAAGCATCCTGATCCTTTGCGTCGTCATCGGCGCGATTATCCTGATCCTCAAGATCATCGTTCCCTACGCCATCACCAAGATGGGCATCGCGCTCGGCGACGGCTGGAACGTCGTCCTCGCGGTCTTCCGCATCTTCATCGGTGCGCTGATCGCCATCTTCGTCATCCTCATCGTTTTCGAGATGATCGCCTGCCTCCTGAGTTTCGTGAACATCGAAAGTTTACACTTTCGGTGATGACGGCCGGGCCTTCGCCGTTGCCGCATAACGGGGTGCCCTCGATATGCCGAGGATGCTGAACCGCCCCGTCTTCACGGCCGAGCAGAAGAAGATCCTGCTCCTCATCGTCGCCGGCGTCGCGCTGGCGTGCGTCCTGACGTGGCTCACGTCGCTGGTCTGGCCGCCGCCTCACCCGTTCTGGTGAATTAGACAACAGCCCCTTGGATTTGGACCGAGGTCAAAACCTGCGGAACGGCTGAGATCGCGACCCCGAGGGTAGCCGTGAAGGTTTGGCCGCCGACGGTCACGGACAGATTCACCGTGTCGGCTCCCGGTGCCGTCGCCGCCAGCACGGCGGTCAAGCCACCCGGGGCAACCGTGAACGTGTCGACCGGAGGTGTTGCCGGCGTGTCAGTCCAAGTCGGAGGTGAATCGGGAATCGGGGTCGTCAGCATCGGGTTGTTGTTCTGGTCGAGGTATTCGATCGAGCAATCGACGCTATGGCCGACGTTTACTTGGATCATGAGACAAATCCTCCAGTGCGGATGAAGTTCGAAGGCGTAACCGTCAACTACCAGGATGACGCGAATGTTCCGCCTGTGACGGTGGCAACGATAGTGCAAACGGCGCATCCATTCAAACATTGAACTTCTCGAACCGCTTGAGGATGGCGTCGACCGCGGGGTGGTTGATCTTCGGAGAACCAAGCACGGCGATCCGCTGGCGGAAGTTGCGGATGTGCGCCGGCGGCATCCGGCGGGTGTCGTTTATGGTTACCGCCTCGATCCTGGTCAGCGGCTCGCCTTGGGGATGCTGCTTGCTCGCTGGGGAAAGCTCGGCGATGACGAACTGCCGGTCCTTGAAGTACACGATCTCGTCGTCGCGGTAATTGTTCAGCAGATCGTCGTCGATCGTCCCGCCGAAGGATAACGGCCTGTCCTTGCAGATGAAGTGCGGCGTCAGGTGAAACGAGTGCATCGCCACCGTGGTTTCGCTATCGTCGTAGCGAAAGAACATCTGCGTCGGGTGCTTCGCCGTCCCGCTCCCCCAGAACATCTGGTCCGTGCAGGGATGCCGGTGCGCCCACACCCAGGCCATGAGGTCGTCGGCCGAAACCCCTACCGGGCAGCCCTTCTTGTCCATCAGCGTCCGAATGCCGTTGGACACCCCGACCTTGACCTTGCCGCGCAGCGCGGCGTCGGCGATTCGCACGGTCTCGACCGAGACGACCGTGTCGGCGTTCAGCAGGATCAGGAGCGCCCCCGGCGGCGTCAGCTCGATCGCCTCCTGGTGCGCCCGCTCGAAGGCCACCCACTCGGCCTGGTGGCCGGCGCCAAACCCTCTCCTCACCGGCCGGAAGTTAATCCGCAGTCCGGGGACGGCCGCTCGGAAGGCGGCGCGGTCGTCGGTGTGGATGATGAACGTCGCCCTGTACCCCGGCTTCCAGGCCGCGAGCGAGGCGAGGATGGCGGGGAGCGTGAAGCGGGTCGCCAGCTCGACGTAGGGCGGTCCCCATGCGGGGATGGCGACGAAGACCTCCCGCGCCGACGGGCCGACGACTTGGGCGCTCGTGCCGGAGCCGAGCATCTGCAAGGTTGCCGCTCTGGCGGCGTCGATCTCCGCCTCCGTCATCAGCGGCTTCACCGGCGGCTGGTAATCGTCGGGAAACGCGATCCATGTCGGCGTCGCGAAATAGGACAGCCAACGCCGGTCGTTGCCCGTCAAGTGGTGGAACTGGTTGCGAAACACCTCCGGCGTCCAGCGCCGCGTGTTGGGTTCCTTCTCCGGCCCCGAAACCTCGATGTAGTCGACGCCGTCCTCCGCGGTCGGAACGTAGTGCGCGCCGTCGGCCAGGTCGGGGAGCTGGCCGTCTATTGCCACCAGCGGGTTGAAGTTCACGATCCGCGCCAGCACCGAGGGCGAGAGGTAGACCGGCGCGAGGTTCGGCGCAACGACGCAGGCCTTGTGGGCGGAGACGTAGAGGTAGAGCGTCGAGTAGGGGAAGTCGTTCCGGCCGTTCTTGATCAGCGGTAAAAACTGAGGGTGAAGGTGCGACATCGCCAGGGCGTTCAGCGCCTTCGGCTCTAGCGCGCAGCCGGCGGCGAGCAGCTCCTCCTCGACCGCGTCGACGTCGGCGCTGATTCCCCCGCGCAGGATGACTTCGTGGCCCTCCCCGGCGAGCTGGAGCAGGTTGCGGAAGAACCCCCTCGCATAAACGTGGTCGGGAACGAGCATGTGGAAAGCCGCCCCCATGCGCTGCGCCATCCCCATCTGGGTCGCCGTCGCCGCGCTGACCAAGGCGAACTTGTCCCCCGGGTAGGTGATCTCGATGATCTCCGGAGGGATGGTGAGGACGACGGCGTTCTTGAACCGCCGGAGCGCGGTGCCGATCGTTTTGACGTGCGCCGCCTCGGTGTGGACGACGACGCGCTGGATCGATTCGAGGTTCGCGAGCAGCGACGGGACGCAGAACTTTAGGAATCGGCCGACGTGAAGATCACCCCACACCGCGCAGCCGAGCATCAGGGGAGCCGGCCTCGCCCGCTTCTCCTCGTCGTGCCACGCGGTGACGAGCCTGTCGAAGTCGGGGTTCGGTGGTCTCATGGCTCAACCGTCGCGCGTCGCCTTGATGAAGTAGGCGCCGTCCTTCGACGAGCCCCACTCATTCTCGTTGTTGATGATCGACCGAATGCGATAGGGCAGATCGTGCCGGGAGAGCCAATCATGCGCCGCTCGTGTGCATCCCTCCCAGGCGTAGTAATCGTCGAGGATCACCGTCGCCCCCCGGGACGTGATCGGCATCAGATGATCGAGGCAGACCATCGTCGAGTCGTACCAGTCACCGTCGAGTCGGACGAGGGCGAGGGAGGTAATTACCCCGGTAATTACCCCGGTAATTACCGGTAGCACGTCGGCGAACCATCCCTGATGCACTATGAAGTCCGGCTCCGCGAAGCCGAGCGAGGCCAACGCGGCGTCGACCGATTCGCGTGTCGCCGCGCAGTTGGCGCTGAACGCTTGCGCGGTCGGGTCGGCGTAATAGAGGGCTTGGTTTTCTATGGCGTGCTGGCCGTCCCGCTCCGTCGCCGGGGGAAGGCCCTGAAAGCTGTCGACGAGATGAACCTTGCGCATGACGCCGCCGAACGCCAGCCGCTGCGCCACCAGCAGCGAGAACGCGGACCCGCCGTGCTGGACGCCGCACTCGATGAAGTCGCCGGGGATCTCTTCCTCGACCGCCCGGACGGCGCGCTCGGCGTTGAACCGAATCGCCGCCTCCGACGTCCCGGTGAACGGCCGGACCGTCTCGTAGACCTCGCGGAGCTGGTCCTCGCTAAGCATCACCCGACGGCTTCCATCAACTCGTGGCGGCGGTGCCCGGTGGGTTCGACGTGCTCGTCGGGAGGCGGCCGCCGGATCGGACGGTTCTCAAGCCGCGCCAGTTCCCCGCGCGACCAAGCCTCCCAAGCGTCGAAGTCGACGCCCAACTCCGCCGCGCGTTTCTTCTCCGCAGGGATGCCGCCGTGCTCGTGCGCGTGGTCGTAGATCGCGACCCGCTCCGCTTCGTTCGGCTGGCGGCCGTACATCTCGACGAACGCCTTGACCATCTTCATCATCAAGAGCCACTCGCCGCTTTCGTGCGCCCACCCGAGGTCGGCCGGGTCGAAAGTCTTGTCCTTGATCGTCACCGTCCGCGGCAGCGTCCGGTCGGCGTAGAGCCGGTCGCAGTTCTTGGAGACGACGAACATCCACTGGACGTCGTGGTCGCGATCGACGGGGACGGGGATGCTTGTTTCACGTGAAACCTTTTCCGGCTGCCCGATCTCGAACAGCCGGCAATGTCCGTGCGCGCTGATCTCGCCCCGAACCGCCGTGCACCCGTTGCCGTGCGTCCCGGCGTTGACCCGCAGGAACATCGTGCACCGCTGGCAGCGGGTGATCCGGTTCGGCCACGTCGCGATGTAGTTTGCTTCCGCCTGGCCAAATCGGTCCCCGACGGAGCCGAGGCGGTCATCCCAGAACTCCCGGAGCCGCGACGGCACCGGCAGGCCGAGCATGGCGCGGGCGTAGCTCTCAGCGAAAACCTCCGATGCCAAGCCGCTGTCGATCTTCCCGGTGCGTTTGAATTCCGCGAGATGTACCGGATTTGCAATGGATTCGAACGAGGACAGGTCGTCCAAATGGCGGGTTTTGAATTCCCCGAAACTCTGCGGGTCGATCTGCTCGCCGCGATGCCCGGCCTCGTGAAGCAGCGTCTCGACCTTCTCGGTTTCGGACAGGTCCTCGAACGAGGGGTGAAGCACGATCTGGTCGCGCTCCTCGTCGTACTCCGAGTGCCATTCGCTCTCCCCCGGCACCGGCGCAATCCGCTTCAGCCCGTCGAAGTACCGCATGAGATCGCACCGCTCCGCCGTCGCCAGCGCGGCCTCCGCGCGCGGGCCGAGGCTGTCGCGCTGCGCGATTTGAACCTCCGCCGAATCGGCGCGCGCCGTCCGGGCCGACCGGACCTCCTCCATCCCCTGAACGCGTGCGAGCGCAGCCTTGCCCTTCGCCGTCAGCATCGAGTCGGGTAAGTCGCGGAGGTTGAACAGCCACGTTATATAGCAACGGCAATTATGCGCTATAATGCCATCGGCAATATACCAGCCCGATTCGGTTTGGAGATTGTAGACATGGCCCGCCCATTGCCGCCGTTCGACCTTGACGACGCGCGTCGCTCGTACCTTGAAGGGGAAAGCCTCCTGAGCCTGTCCAAACGATTGGGCATCTCGCGCGGCGCCTTGGCTCATCATCTCGACGTACCGCTGCGGAACGGCTCGGAAGCCAACGTGATCCGCATGGCGCGCGAAGGCGAAGACGGCCGGCGCAAGCTGGTCGAGGCCGCGCATAAGGCCCGCACCGGCAGCAAGGCTTCGCTTGAGGAAAAGCTCAACCGCGCGAACGCCCGCGGCAACAATCGCGGGCATGGGGAAGCCGAATTGCTTGCGGCTCTCCAGCCCGTCCCGACCGATGCCGAACGCATGTTTTGGCCGACGCCCGAAAGTCAGTACCCTTGCGGCGTCTACAATATCGACATCGCCGTCCGAACCGTCGCCGTGGAATTGATGAAGTTGCCCGTCTCGGGTCGACTGAACTCCCCCGCATTCTTGGAGCGCGCTAAATATCTCCGAAATGAAGGGTATTGCGTTATCATCGTTCTTTTCAAAAGCGTCGAAATGCTGCTCGGCAGTCTCGATCACATAGTCGCCTTCATTGAGCGTGCCGATTGCGAGCCAGCCGTGCACGGTAAGGATTGGATGATTCGGTGTGGCGCGGAGTTTTCGTCCACTCGCGGTCTGCAGAATCACGAGCGGGCCGGAAAAATAACGCCGGTACGCTTTTTCCACACCGTCAGCGAATGGTATCCGTGAGTCACCGGGGAAGCAGAAAGGCTCCTGGCCCACCGCCGTCACCTCGTCGTAGTAGCCGAGGCGTCCCTTTTTGACGTAGCCAGCGCGGTGCGCCCACGAATCGCGGACGAGATACGGTTCGCCGCCGTTCTCCCGGTAGTCCCGCTCCTTGTGGTCCTCGCGGTAGTCGTAGCCTGCCTGCCGGTAGTGGCTGTTCCACTTCCCCGCTATCGCGCCGCCGTCGGACGCGACGATCTCCGATATGGCCGCCGTTAGTTTATGGCCTTGGTCGATCAAAACGCGCCGCTCTTCGAAGGGAAGCTGCGCGAGCGACTTGCGGACGTTCTCCTTGACCTCCCGGCGAGATTCGCCGGACACGCCGCCTGGCGGGATCGAGGTCGACCAGCCTTGGAACCGCTGCAACGTCTTGTCGATCGCCTGCGCGCGGTTGAGCTTGATGAGGTTCGCCGAGGCCAGGATGCGGCGGTCCAGCTCGTTCCGGAGCTGCGGCTTGATCTTATCGAGCGTGAAGCGTTCGACGCCGGGGACATAGCGAATGACGCCGCCCCGGTCGACCATCTTCCGGTAGATCGCCGCCAGCCCGTCACGGAGCTGCTGCTCGAGCGACGCCGCGGAAATCAGCGACCGCTCGGCCGCCAGCCGGAGTTCGCGCATCCAGCGCTCGACCCGCTCTGCGCTGTCATAGCCGTGCTCAACCAGATCGGCGATAGCGGCCGCAAGGACTTCTTGGAACGATTGCTGCGGTTTTGGCACGTCAGGCCTTTTCCTTCCGCTTCGGAGGATACATCGGCGGCTCCGCCTCAGCGAAGAGGACCGCCCAACCCTTGAGCGTCAACACCCACCGCCCGTTGTCAACCTTGACGTAGCCGTCGACGGCGAGCTTCACGATCCGCTCCGATATTTTGAGGGTAATTGGATCGTCGCCCTTGCCGGGCGCGCTCACGGTAAAGACGCAATTACGCCGAAAATTGGCGATTTCATCCCGCGCATCCCGCGAATAGTGACAAGATCGCCGACCTGCAATCGCGTCGGCCTCGCCCGTTCCTGCGCGTCCCAGACCCAGGAGAGCGCGGCGATAACGGCACGCTCAGCGTTGGCTTTCATGTTTTCCGGCCACCACTGGCCCTGCTCAAAAACGCTTACGTCGCGAGCGTGCTTTAGTGCTTTTTGGCAATCCCGCAGATGCGCCCGCGCCTGTTCGAGTTCGGTCATAGCGATTCTCCCTGTTGACTGCGCCAGCCTAGCGTCGGCCGGAGGAGGTTTCCAGCGGCTCAGTGATCCGCTTACCGCCTAAAAGTTCGGCGATGCGGGTGCATTCTTCGACCATGTCCTCATGGTCATCAACGCCGAGGATTTCGACCTCATCTCCTTCAGCGTGCGCGACGAGATCGAGTTCGTCTTCGACCCCAAGCCCCCAAGCAAAGGACTCAGCTATATCATGGGTTGGAAATTTGAATTTCATGGCGATGCCGCCTCAATATCCTCGCGCGTGATCCTACCAGAAAGCATAAGGCGCAACAAAATCGCGGCGGTTCCATCAACGCCATTCTGCGCCCAACGCCGTCCTGTGCGCTGTCCGATCCTGAATAGTCGAGCCGCCCCAGCTTGCGTAAGGCCGAGGCGCTCTAGCGCGGCGCGGTATTGAGCGGCGGTCATGGGATCGCACCGCAGCAAGCTCCACAGATGCCCCCCGGTCGACCGCGACGACCATCAGTCCAACGGCCGCCCTTCATGGGCCATCTTTCACTACCTTCCCATTTAGCCTCTCCAACACACTTGCAAACATGATTCCGAACAAACGTTTCGCCACCATTAGGAAGCTGATGCGGCCGGAAAAGCGACTTTGGCCAAACGACATGACGCGGATTGAATATGGGCATGGCGGTTATAATTCAATTCTCATAAGAGGAGCGCCAGCCAACACGGTTGCGAACCGCCACACATGAGGAAGCCTTGATCAAGTGCTTCGTTGGCTAGCGTTTTCTTTCATGGAATTTGAGCCCCTTGCTGGCAAGTCGAAGACGATGGCAGAGAGATAACCAAAGTTTTGCCTGTGCAAGAGTATCGTAATTGAAGTTAACTTTTGTTCCGTTTTCCTCGCACTCGTCGGCCATAGTCTCAAGCATCTTCGCAAGCGATTTGACGTGTTCGTCATCCAGCGGCATTACGCGGCCCTCCGCTGCTCGCACCACATCGCGTACCAATCGACCGGCAACTGAACGGCAGTGTGGTAGCAATCGCCAGTTCCGAAATCGAAGCAGACGTTCCAAGAATGGCCGAGACGCTCAGCGGCGAACTTTTCGCCGTTCGGCGAGCAGGAACCGTCGCCGTAGACCGCGACCGCAGCCGGGTCGATGTTGCGGTTCAGATCGGCGCAAACGCGCGAAACAAACTCGATCTGCGAAGCGGTGAGGGCGGAGAAGGAGAGGGCCATTTGGGCCTCCTAAGTTCGCCGGGCACCATTGCCCTTGCGATGACGGGAATATAGGCCACAATGGCCTAATAGGTCAATATGGCCTAGATAGAATAATCGTTTTATATTCGGCCGTTCCGGGAAAATTATTCTAGTGCGGCGGCGCCAGCGCCTTGATGTGACCATTGGCCTTTGGGAGGCCATCGGGGCGCTGGCCCATCATCGTCACGAGGTCGTCGAGTTCCTCGTTCGACAGCTTCCGCATGACGCGCCGCCGTACCGCCCGCCCCTCCGCCGAATCGGTCGCCGCGAACGGCTTCGGCTGATTCGGCTCCTCCAGAGGCACCGGCGGCTCGTAGTTCCGCAGCGCCTCAAGGTCCAGCTCCAGCGGCTCCTGGAACATGAGCTTATTGGTGTTGACGTTGTCCTGCGCCCACCCGATCAGCGTCGCCTTATTCTCCGGGTCGAGCATCGGGCCGAAGACCTCGACCGTCGCGATGATCGCCTTCAGTTTGACGTCGTCGGTCTTGACCTTCTCCGAGTCCGGCTCGGTGAGCAGGCTCGGCCACTGCGCCACGAAGGATTTCTGCCACTCGAAGAACGCGGTCTCGTAGGGCACTGACCCGTACTGCTCGGGGAACTCCTTCTGGATCGAGGCATAGAAGTCCGGGTTCCAGGCCCGGTGCATCGTGATCCGGTCCATGAAGGCGTAGACCTTGCGGATCGTCTTGCGGTAGCCCTCGACGAAGCCGGCTACCATCTTCGCGTCCTCGGTGCCCTCCCCGAAGCCCTCCGCGAACGTCTCCTGCTTCAACAGAATCGCCGGCATATCGACCGCCGTCGCGATGTTCTCCAACACGTCCTGCCGCGCCATGCCGAACGCCTTGTCGAGGTTCTGCATGTTCAGCGTCTCGACGTCCTCGTCCTTGCCGACCGAGATCACGTTGCCGTTCGTCGCGATCTTGATGAAGAACCGCTTGAGAGCGGCCATCCCCTGCATGACCTGGTCGATGATTGCCCCAGCGGCGCCGATCTTCAGGATGAACACCCCGGCCTTCCGGGTCACGAGGTCGTCGGTGACCATCGTCTGCACGAATGATTTCAGCGGGAACAGCGCCCTTTGGAACACCGACCGGCCGACGAAGCCGAACGCCGACGTCGTATAGGCGATGTAGACCGGGCGCTCGTTCATCAGCGTAATTGAACGAGAACGGTGGAACGGCCGCCCCGATACTGCGATGGTCGTGACCTTCATGAAGTCGATGGCGTTCGGGTCCTGGTTCAGAACCAGCGAGCCGGCGGTGTTCAGCGGGTCGAAGACCGAGAACGAGATGCTCTGCTTCCAGAGCTTCTTCCAATCGATCTGAACGTCATCGTCGACGTCCTTGATCTTCAGCCCTATTGATCCGATCCCGTAGGCGCGCGCGACGGCGCAAAGGTTGTAGATTACGTCGTCGCAGTTGTCGTCCTCCCACTGCTGCTGAAACTGCTCCTTGCAGCGGTCCTCCGGCCCGTCCGGGATGCTGATCTCACGCGGCTGCGATTGCGCCATCGTGATCGGGCCTTCGACGATTTTTCGACCCAAAACGTGATAAAGCCAGACGATTTTACAAAGTTCATAACTGGGGGTATCACCGGGCTCGATGTCCTCGGCCATCAATATCTCGGTCAACGCATTGCCGAGTCCAGAACCGTTGATGTCTATTTCGGCCATTCGCTCAGCGCCTCAAATCCGGCCCCGGCTGCGCCGTCATGGTGCCGCCCATCTGCAGGATCGAGACCTTCGCCATGCCGTCCTCGAAGGCCCTCTTGAAGTCCGCGCGCGCCTTGACGGTCGTCTCCAGTGGGTTCCCCTGGATCGAGACCGCCAGGAGCTTGCCGCAGGCGAACGCGATCTTCTGCAGGATGAAGCCGGACGGCACGCCGGGGCAGGAGACGAGGAGGCCGCGCACCGTCACGCCGACGGCCTGGGCGATGGACGTCTCGATGATCTGCGTCGCGCTCATCGGCGCCTGCTGGACCGGCGCCGGCGCTTCGTTGACGTCGATCGACGGCAGCTCCTCGGCGATAGGAAGATCGTCGGCGACGGCGGCTCCGTTCATCGGCTTGTCGGTCATGATCTCTCTCCCTGTTGCTCAGAACGGCCGGCGCCGGCGGGCTTGGTTGACCAGCCGCCGCCCGGCGATCTCCGCCCGGCTCGGCGCCTTGCCCCAGAAGATCAGCGCCCAGATCACCCATATCGCGGCGAGGATGAAGATCGCGAACAGCGTCGTCCACATCAGAAGCCCTCCGCATTGCCGAACGCCACCGCCGCGACACCATACGCAAAATGATCTATGATCGCGACCATGAAAATAGTCTCATATCGAGAAGCGAAAGAACGCGGCCTCAAGTTCTACTTTACCGGAGAGCCCTGTCCGCATGGACACGTTAGGCCACGCTACGTCAGCTCCTACACTTGCGTCGGTTGCCATGAAGCTATCATGGCGGCAAAGCGCCAGCAAACGAGGGCGCGAAAGGGCTCTAATTCACGCGACAATATCCAGCTAACGTGCATATCCTGTAATCTTAGAAAATCTAGCAAAGACCCCATTGCATTTGCCCAAGAACTCGGAAGGCTTCTTTAGAAACCTTCTGCGTTTCCGAAAGCAACAGCCGCCGCGTAACAAAAACAATCTAAAAGATCATCTTCGCGCGTCGCGTCCTTGTCGCCGACTCGAAACCCGACGACCTGGCCGAGAAGATGGTTGCGCGTCGTCCCCTTGTAGTTCTTCGTCTTCTCGTAGGCCCGCTTCGAGATTTTGACGAGGCCGCGGTAGATGTACCCCGACACGGAGATCGCGCGCTCGTCCTTGCCGACGGCGGTGAGTTTCGAATCGATCGGATGCGCCATCAAGCCGCGCCGGGCCGCCTGCTGCAGAAGGATCATGCCGGAAGCCTTGTCCTCGATCATCGCGCCTATGGAACCACGGACGGCGCGACACTCCGCGGCGAACGCCTGGAGGGTCTGTGTGACCGTCGGGAGCCAAGTCTCAAGCAGGGCGCCCTCGATCTGCGTGAGGTCCCAATCGAGGATGATGAGCCGGTACGCCGGGCCGACGATGCCGCTCGCGTCGACCGGCCGCACGTTGTTGCGGACCAGGGCGTAGTAAACGACGCCGGTCCCGTCGTTCGTTTTCCCGGTTTTGGTGGCTGAGTCGATGACGGCGTAGACGGCTTCGCAGCGAACCGGGAAGTCGACGGGCTCGCCGTTGAGCAGGAGACTATCGCGCGAGAAGAAGGCATCGCCTGACCAATCGACGAAGCGGGCCAAAAATTCTTGCTCGTAGACCAGCGGGTGGTTGTCGCGCTGCAGCGCCGCCACCTCTTCTCGCGGTAGATGCGGGTTAGAACTCGTCGGCGCGTGGAACTGGACGAAGCCGTACGAAGGCTCGTGGCAGAGCGCGTAGAGCATGTTGTCGGGATCGATGCCGTTCGTGTTCGACATCATCAGCGCGCGGCCGGAATAGTCGATCAGCGTCGGCTTGATCGAGCGCGTCCAGACGTCGATGGTCTTCGGCTTGGTGAATGCGATCTCGTCGCCGATGACACGGTGATACTTTCGGGACCGGCCGGCGTTCTCGTCCTCCAGCGACCAGAACTCGACGCTGCCGCCGGTGATCGTGCGGATGATGCCGTGGGTCTTGTCGGAGCTTTTTTTGATCGGCCCGAGGCCGTCGACGATCACGTTGTACGATTCCGAGAGCCGCTTGTTCTCCGGGGCGAACCAGCCGACCAGGCGGCCCTTGGCGGCGTCGTCTATGGCAACCGATTCGCCGACCACGTTCTTGCCCCACCGCCGCCCGCAGCGGGCGACGACATAGCGGGCGTGCTGCATCACCCATCGGAGCTTCGCCTGCGCGGGGTGGAACGTCGGGAGCGTGATCGTCGCCGTCTGCGCCTGGAACGGCTGCATCTGCGGCTGGTACGGTGGGGCGGTCGGGGCGAGCATCACTCGTTCACCGCTTTCGGCAGTTCAGGCGGCGATTCGTCCTCCGCGCTGATTACACCTTCCATCCCCGGCTTGAGGTCGATCACCTGGCCCGGCGGAATCGGCGGCGCGTAGTCGTCCGGTAGGCCACCGCTGATCTCGACCTTCGTCACCACCGAGGCACCGACAACCACCGCGGAGAACGACGGCGATTGATATTTCGCGGCCCCCACCGCGAGCTGCGCTGCCATCATCGCATATTCCTTGAACTTCTCCTCGTTCGCGTTCGGGTTGGCGTCGAGGTTGACTACCTTCCCTGCCACGATAGTCGGCTGCGGCTGATAATAAGCGGCCATGCTCGCAAGTACCGCTTGGATGTCGAAGGCTGAATCTTTCATCAGCCTCTTGCCAGCGGCTTGAGCCTTGACGGCCGCGACCTCTTCCGGCGCGCCGCTCGCGATTTTCTCAAGAAGCGCCACGCGCTCGCGTTCTAAGCGCGCTTGGAGCTCGCGTTCCAGTGTCGCCTTGCCCTTAGACCCCTTGGGGCGTCCGGCTCCGGGCTGCTTTCCGCCTCTTGGCATAGGGCGAGGATAGATTAACTATCGAATTATTCAAACCGGATGGGTGATGAGCCAGTCCAGCGGCCGTTTCGATTGGCGGTCGCCAAGTCACTTGCAAAGCCCTTTGACTTCGACCTCCGACAGCACTTGGCCGACCTTCTGCCGGGCCTTCACCTTTTGGCCGATAGCGGTCAGCCAGCCGCCCTTGCGCTTGCACTCGGCGCCGGTCATGTCGCGGAGTTTCTTTCCGTCGATGAGCATGTCCAGGAGCAAGACGTCGACGATCTTCTTGGTGATCGCCGCTTCGGCCGCCTTTTCCCTCTTTTCGCGTTCGGCTGCCGTCACCACCGGGCGAGCCGCCGGAGTGCGCGCGGTGCCTGTGACCCTGTTCAAATTTAGACTGGCCCAGGCGTGTGCCACTTCAAGAATGATGGCTTCATCATCAAGCACACGCTCGCCAAAGCGCCTGATGATCTCTTTGTTGGTGTCCGTTGGGTATCGATTCCGCAGAACCAAGAGAAGTTCCGTCGCGCTGTGCGGAGCCGATCGGCGAGGCTGGTCGGTATTTTCGTTCAGAGACATTTGATAAGTTCCTCAATGTTGATGATGCCAAGCTTTTTTAGAACCTGCAGAGCTAGGCGTTCTGCTTGAGCTGTTTTATACTTCGACTTACACTTCCAACCGCCGCAATCTGAGCAAATTTTATGGCTGGCAGACTTGCGTGAAAAGGGACGGTTGCACATCAGGCACTGTCCTGGGATTGCTAGTCGTGTTGGTCGTTTCTCGCGCTTTATGCGGGACTCATTGTCTCTCCGACATTTATGGGAACAGAATGTACGGTGCAGAGATGTTTGACGAGAGCCAGCTAGAAAAGCTTCACCGCAAAACGTGCAGCATCTAACTTGATGGGTCATGGTGGCGTTACGCTCTCGAGACGTTTTGCTTTCTGCCGCGCATACCAAGTTGCTCGCGACATCGGCGGCTTGGTCTTTTTCCACGGCTTGAGCGCCGTCAGCGTAGTGGCCTTATCTTCAAGGCGCGGACGGCCGCGGCGCACTGCCGGACGGTCCGTCTGAGTGTCGGCCTTTTTGCTCATGGATAATTGCTAGACACTTTTGCGGTAATTGTCTAGTCCCCCGATTAGGAGATTTTTAAGTCTTCGGGCTTACGGTCGCTCCGTGCATAAAACGGAGGGTTCCATGCATAAATTGAGGCTGATCTGGATATTGCTCGGGCCGGAGGAGCTGGTCGCGCTGGCGGCGTTCCTGGCGACGGTCGCGATTTGGGTGGTGACAATCGAAGTTTTGCGAGGGTGAGGCAGGGAAAAAGCTACCCGGTTCGTTTAGGGTTCCGTAACGCGCCCCGAACCGGACTTTCTCCCCTTCGCCTTCATATTGGCCCGCTGTCTGGGTGCCCGAGTAACGGATGCGCGGCTGCCATCCCAGAGCGTCCCGCGCCTCATGCCTATCAGTGGTGGGCCTCTGTGGATTCGACGCGCTGATTATAGCCAGCGATTCTCGGAATTGAAAAGGGCGCCAGAGTTGCCTCCGACGCCCTTCCCGGGGATGCTGCCACGAACAAAAGATACTGACGCGACAGCCGGCCTTTTAGTCCGGGCCTATGGCGATTGCAAGGCACTAAGCGTCTCCGCGCCGGAGCCGTCTCTGTAGATCGCCAATGGTTTCCTTCTCGTCGGCCATCACGCAATCGGCGCAGTGCTTTTTCTGCTTGCGATAGCGGTTCCGCGAGCACCCTCGCCCCTCACCCCGGCAAGCCCACATCTTAAAGCAATCGTCGGTATTTCCAGGTTTGACGCGCTCGAGAATAAACTGAAGGTCGGGGGCTTTACTCACCGCTGCCCCGCATAGATAGGCCGCTTTTCAACTTCCTTCAGCTTTTTGAGCATCGCGGCTTCAAGATCGACGCCGAGGCATTCAGCAATCAAAAAGGCATAATTGGCGACATCGGCCAGCTCCTCGACTAACTTGGCCTTGCGGTTCAGGACGCCGTCGGGGCCGCCGTCGCCGCGCCAGTTTTTCTTAACGACGTTAGCGAACTCGCCAGCCTCTCCGCATAGCGCCAAGGATAGGAAACGCAACCGATCGGGTTCGGTAATCGGACCCCAACTTACATGTCGCTTGATGATGTCGCTTAGCTCGCTCATCGCAATTCTCCCTGTTGAATCGTGCTGAGTCTAGGGCTAAAAATCCCGCGCCGCTAGTCCCACTGGACAGCCGTTATCCACAGACGCTAACCTGTCCCTGGGGATAACTCGAACAACAGGGATGCGATCATGCCTACATACCTGCGCCGCGACGGCAACGCTTTCATATCCGCGACCATGCGGGACATCCTACTCCAGCATGTCGATGGGGCGCTCGTCCCGATCGTCCAGCTCACCTCGATAGCCGACCCGATGGAGCGCGAGCGCGCCGGTCTTATCCACAGAAGCATGGCCGCGTTGGTCAACCGCGGGTTTATTCAGCCGGTCAGGCCGAACGGGAAGCAAACCAAGGTCTTCAGGCCGACGCACACGGTCATCACGGAATCCGGGCGCGTCGCGCTGCGCAAGGTCTGCGCCGAGTACGCCGAGGTCCTCGTCCGCGCCGGCCGCAAGGTCGACGATCTCCGCTTCGAGGTCCTGTCACGCGCCGCGCTCGTGGACGAACCCCGCGAAGTCGCCGAAGCCGAGATTCACACTGAATCAGTCTGATTCGGAGTGAATCGCTTCGATTCGCTTTGCGGCGCTCTTATCGTTCGGCCGCAGGCGCAAATCGGCAATGCCGAGACATGAACGCTGTAGTCTCCGTGCAGCGTGTCACTCAGCGTCGGCTGCGGCATCCACCCCAGCATCACGTAGTCCATCGCCTTTGCGATTGGCGCGTAGCGGTGGATGCTTTCGCTTCGATCCATTGGCCTTCCTCTTCCGTCTTGCTGCGGCGACTTGATCGAGAGTCTTGCCGTCGAGTGTTGCCCGTTTGCCATTGCCGACGAAGGATTCCCATCGGCGAATGACGACTTCGCAATATCCCGGATCGATCTCGATCATCAGCGCCTTGCGTCCAGTCATCTCCGCTGCGATGCAAGTTGTCCCCGAGCCGACGAACGGATCGTAGACGTACTCGCCGACACGGCTGTTGTTTTCGATTGGGCGCTTCATGCACTCGATTGGCTTTTGCGTGCCGTGGCCGGTATCTGATTTGTGATGGGAAATTTCCCAAACCGTGCTTTGATCGTTTCTTCCGGTCCAGTGGCCAGTCTTGCCATTCCTGACCGCGTACCAGCACGGTTCGTGTCCATAGTTGTAGTGACCGCGACTTAAAATCGAATGCGATTTTTTCCAAATTATTTGAGCCCTCAACTCAAAATCCAAAGCCATTAAGCCAACGCCAACGCCAACGCCAACGCCGCCCTTGTCAGCGTGCCAAATATAAACGACATCGCCATGAAACAGCGCAACAGCATCGCTCCAATCTGATTTATCATCATTCAAAACTTCGCCGAGCGCAAAGGCTTTGATTGGTTTTGCAGAAGCATCGGATGATGCGAGGACGGTTTTTCCTCTCGCGTCTTTCGCTAAACCATTTCTCCAAACTGGTCTGTAATCGACGCCATAAGGTGGATCGACGACCATAAGTTTCGGTTGTTCGTTGCCCAAACACATTGCCACGTCAGATTCGGACGTAGCATCGCCGCAGAGCAGCCGGTGATCGCCGAGGACCCAGAGGTCGCCCTTCCGCACCACCGGCTTCTTCGGGCGCTCCGGTACAGCTTCCGGGTCTTGCGCGGAATCGGTCCCGAGTGAAATGCCCCAGCCGCGAAGCTGCGCCTCGGGAAAACCGAGCAGCGGAAGATCGTAGCCGGCGAGTTTTAGGTTTTGGAGTTCGCCGGTGATGAGGACTGAATCCCACCCTGACATCAATCCCAGGGAATTATCCGAAATTCTCGCCGCGCGCTTCTTCTGTTCGCTCCATCCGCGCGCGATGACAACCGGATATTCGGTGAAACTATTCACGAGGGCGGCGGCTTTACGCCCATGACCGGCAATAATCACCCCCGCCTCGTCCACCAAAATCGGCATCGTGACGCCTTCGGAAAGCATCGACGCCGCCAGCCTGGCAATCTGCTCAGGTGGGTGGGTTCTAGGATTTTTGTCGTAATCTAGGATTTTAGCCAGAGGCCACATTTCGGGCTTCTGGGCGGCAGGCCAATCGGGCACTGAGTGTGGCTTTTTTGCCATATGGCCCACAATCCTATTCTGGTGGCCGTGGGTGCGAATTTGGTCCCGGCAGGCCCGGAGATAGCCCTTCGGCCGGATTATCGCACGTAGCGCGCCGTGGCCGCGCCCCGGAACGGGAATCGGCGGGGTCGTCGGACCATCTGACGGCCCTCAACTCGAACGGCTCCTTGAGGAACGGCCCGGTCAGGCTGACCGAGACGAAGCCCGGCGGCCCGATTCCGGTAATGACGGCTTCCCACGGTTCCCCGGCCATTGAGCGGTAGATGCAGGATTCGTTGATCGCGGGCATTAAGGTCTCCCTGGTCTGGCCTTGACTTCTTCGGTCGGCGCCATGCGCGCGATCTCATCGATGCGCAGCGGGCGGCGGTAGTGAACGGCGGACGCCATCATGCCTAACTGTGCCGACATTTCCTCGGTCACCCATTCCTCGTCCGTTCCGACGCCGCGCATGATCTTGTCGCGAAGCGCCTCGGCCTTTCGCCACTTCGTCGGGCTCCAACGGAGCACCGGCACCGGCCGTCCGCGCTCATCATGGTAGCAAATCGAAAGCTGCCAGAGAGGCCGACCGCCAGCGTAGCGGGTTCATTCCATTCCGATGTTGCACGTGAGCCCGGCACTGATTGTGCGCTCAGGATACCAGAAGAACTTGGTGGTGATCTGGCGCTCGGGATCAAATACTGGAGCAGCCAGAGCAATTTCAACTTGTGGCGTCATTGGCGTTTTACTCCCATTTCCTCAAGCTGGCGGAAGACGCTGACCAGCGCGCCGACGATTGATCCTTCGGTCACGTTGCCGACGTTCGGCGTCGCCGTCAGGCCTTCGACCTTGTGCGCCGGTCGCGCTTTCCAACGACGGCTGATGATCGGATTTTGCTCCGGATGGCGCACGACGCCGTTCTCGTCCGTCTCGCTGTTGGGAAACCTAACCATTATCGCCTCCCGTCTTCTTGCCATCGGGCTGAAACCGCGACTCGTAGTGCCCGTCCGGGAAATGGTTACGCGTCTCGCCGACGATGCAACGGTTGACGCCCACCATCTTCGGCATGTCCTTGATGGTGAGTTTCATCCGAGGATCGTGGTGTTCGGTTTTCTCATCGTTCATCGGCGACCTCCTTCCCGGCTTCAGTGATAATCCAAACGATGGCGCTGCTGCCGCTCGGCGAGGCCCGGCGCGCGCCGGAATCCCGGACCAGCCCGAGGTCGCGCAGCTCGCCCCGGCGCTTGCCGGCCGACGTTTGCTGCCGGCCGATCAGGTCGCCTAGCTCGAAGTCCGTCAAGCCTTCGGGATGGTCCCTTAGCGCCAGAAGGGCGGAACGGGACCAATCGAAAAGCGTTTGCTCGCTCATGCGGCCTCCTTCGGCTTATCAATCGCCTTGTGTTCGGCGGCCATCTTGCGCAGCGGACGAAGCGGCCCGATGCAGCACCATCCGCATTTGCATTTGGCGATCCAGCGGCCTTTGAAGTAGCCGCTACGGGCAATCGTCCCGGAGTGCTTAGGAGCCTCTTGGGGAATGCTCATTCGGTAAACTCCTTCTCGGCCCGCTTCGCCTCCTCAGCGCCGTAGTGCGCCCGCAGCGCCGCGTCGCTCATGGATTGCCATGTCTTACCGGCCATGCGGCCGCCGCCGAGCCGGATCGTTTCGTAGTTCGGATAAGCCAGCCAGACGCCGCTGATGCCGCGAAATTCCCCGAACCGCCACGCTCGAGCATCGGTGTCTGGCGCTTTCGTGAACTCGACCGCCGCAGCGTAATTCGGCGATTCCGGCCCGACGAAACAGTTTGCCCAGCAGCCGGGATCAGTGCGCGGCGGCATGTACTCACGCTTGCGAAAATTCGGTATGGGCTTTGACATCGTCTCCACCCGTTTCATTTCCGCGTCGCAGGCTTCCATGACCTCCGCTACCGACGGTGGCCACTTGATTCGGCTCGGGATGCCGACGCGAGGATCGGTCACATACTCGACGATGGCGCGCGGATAATCCGACAGAACGGCCGCGATCGCCGCGCAATAAATCTCAGGATCGTTCGCTTCGTCCCGGCGGTAACAACCGAACATCCATTCCGCCCGTCTTAGGCAATAGGCTTGGTCGAGGCGCGATTGAGAACTCGCCCCGTTCTGCGGCTGCGGCGAGTCGTCCAGCGGCAGCGCCGGCGCTTCCGTTTCGGTGACCATTTGTTGCTCCCTGTTGTTTCGCCTTGCGGCGCATCCATCCTTTGAACGCCATCGACCAGTTCGATTTTCGCGCGATCTGCCGGTTGGCGTTCGCCCCGGCCCATAATCGCATGTCTTCCGCCATGTCGTCGATTTGCGAATCGGTCAGATGCAAAATCCTGTGACCATATTCGCGGTCGTCATTTGTTGGTTGCCAGTGTTCCGAAAGGCTCGTGCCTGCCATCGCTATCCCCTGATTTCTATGAACGCTCTCCAACCGTCTTTCGTTTTTTGAAGCCGATAACCGGCCGCCTTCATCGCGAGCGAATCGCTTTTCCAGCACCGCCAAAAATCAGCATCGACCTTGATTTCCTTCACGGCAACAGATCCCGACGGCTTGTGCACTTTCCCAGCTCTGTCCCAGTTCATCCGCGTCATTCGTGTTTCTCCATAGCCGCTTTCCGCTACTCCCGGCCCCACTGGGCCATAGCGGACTGAGGAGCTTGATCACGCTATACCTAGGGGTGCCTTTTATCGGTGGCCGGCCGCCGGCCCGTCGAAGTGTCCGACGGCGACTACGCAACAATGCCTTAGAAGCCCCTAGTTTTCGGCAGGCCGTCAAGCCGCACCTGCCGGGGTCGGAAAGTCCCTTTCGGGCAAAAGCTCCCCGCGCTTCGTCCCTCGGACGCGCCGAGGCCCGCTGCGGTTTTTGGGAGGTGACCGGCTCTAACGGCATGGTGGATGCCGGGCTGGGGAATGTTGACGCGCGAAGGCGGAATCGTTATCTCTTCGCCTAGCCGCATCTTCCCCATCAAGGTCAATGCGGATCGTCTGGCCGGCCGGGGCGCAACCCCGCCGGCCGTTTCTTTTCTAGAGCGAGTCGGAGCGGAGAGTCCAGCCTTACCCCTAGCGGCTTGACAGCCGAATCGGCCCTACCCCTAGGGAATCCAAGAAATCCGACGCAGTTCGGTCGGCCCGTTGTGCAGCCGATCCCAGACAAACCAGGCGAAAGCCACGCTGTTGCCGGCCTTGGGACCGTCCCAACCGGCGCGATGCATCATGGGCAGTCTGTTGCGGAAAGGATAAACGCGGGCGAGCTGGCCGCCGTCGAGAATTGACGACCGTGATTCGCTTTCGAGGAACGCCAGCCGCATTAGCATGATCACCCGCGGCGCCAGCAGCAGCGCATGGCGGACGAATTGGCCGGCGAGCTTGTAGGGCGGGTTTGTGATGATCGAGCCGACGTGAAAATCCGGCGCTTGTTGCTCGAGCAGGAAGTCGATTCGCGCCGCATCCTGTTCCGGTGATTCGTAGTCGACGAGATCAGTGGCGTAGACGCGGTGCCCGGCGGCCCGGAGGACGCGCACGATGGCGCCGGGGCCGCAGGCCGGTTCCCATACCGCGCCAGCCGGGATCTGCTCGACCGCGAGCAGCGCGCGCACCGCCTCGGGCGGCGTCTCGTATAAATCATCGCGGCGATCGGCAAGCGGAGCTCGGCCGACCTGGGCTGATTTGTCGAGCATCAGTAAACTCCCCAGCAGTATTCATCCGCCGGCATAGGCTCCCGGCAGGGCTGGCAGGGCCTGTGCCCGCGCCGGGGGCGGGCGTGGCGCGCGGGATGGTGATGGACCCTATGTCGGGGCGGGGCGGCCGGATGGCCAGCGGGCAGCCTTCCTAGGCCGATTGTGGAGGCAGCCGGCGGGACGGCGCTATCTGGCGGCGGCAGCGGCGATGTGATCGGGACAGGTTCCGACGTCGCTGGCGGGATGGTTACCGGAGTTTCCGGGACCGGCTCGGTAAGGACCGGCGGAACTTGGACGGGCGGAGACGGCGTCGGCATCGCCGGCGGGACGTACTGAGGCTCCGGCGCAACGGGAGGGGGTTCCGGCGCAACGACGGGCGGGGTGGGCACAACAACCGGAGGGGATTCCGCAACGGGCGCCGGCGGCGGGACCGGGACCGGCTTCGGCCGGATCATCCAAGCCAGCATCAAGAGGAACAGCAGGATCAGCACCGCGCCGAGTAGCGACGGGCCTTGCTTCTTGCGTTTTTTCACAGCAGCGATCCTTTCTCGACCGAAGCGACCTCAATCCGAAGATAGGGGTTTTCGCCGTAGACCTTGATCACCCTGGCGTCGACGACGATGGCATCATCGACCCATACTACGCCCTTGAAGGCGTCTAATTGTTTTCCGAAGTTGTCCCAATCGGGCTTTCCCGTCGGGCGAATTACTCCAGTCAGCGCCGCGTCGCGGTCCTTCTGGCTCCAGGACTTTGGGACACTCATCACCGCCGTCACCGTGACCGCTAGGGGGCCGGTCAGGAGCGGACGCGGCCCCATCACCGCCTTCGCCTGCCAGGCGAGCGCCTTCTGGTATTTCCGCGTTTCGCTGGCCGGGTGCAGGATGACGAACGGCCGCCCGTCCTTGTAGGCGACGCGGGGCGCCGGTTGCTTGCGGCCTTCCGGCTCGCCCCGCAGCGTGACGACGATCATTCCGCCGCGACTGATGCCGGTGCCGGGAACTTCTTGACGTTGTCGTCGTCTTCGCCGTCGCTCGCTTCGCCCATCGGCAGCTTCGGCGCGTTCTTCGCCCGCTCCGTCAGCCCCAGAACGTCGCGGTAGTAGTCGAGCTGCTCGTAATACTCGGCGAGCTTCTCCGGCTCCATCCGGTCCTCCGCCACCGCGGCTCGGAAAGCCTTGCGGTGAAGGTGGTTCTTCTCGACCGCCGTCTTGATCTCCGATCCGAGGCCGCCTGACAGCTCCGATATGTCGCTGGCCGTCGACCGTGCCGACCCTAACAGCTCCCTTAGTTTCCGCGCCGACGTTACCTGGCGCACTTCGCCCTTGTCCTTTTTCGCCATCGCCGTCCTCCTATTGAAGCACCTGCGGCTCGACCCCGGCGGGGTCTTCCACCGCGTCCCAGAAGTCCTCGTCGTCGAGCAAATCCTCGAGCAGCATCCCGGCCGCGATGACCGGGTGCTCCCCGATCCGCTCCGCGAACGCCTTGAGCCTGGCCCTGGTCTCCGCGCTCATGGGGACCGGCACCTGCTCGACGCCGTCATCGTCGTCCTCGCACATGGCGCCGCGTTACAAGATTCCGGTGAATCGCACAAACGAAAATGAGGCGCCTGGGGATATTCGGCTCAAGCCCCGGGGCCTTCGATCAGGATTGCCCGCGTGGGGGGCCAATCGGTCTTTTCTGGCCAATCGGCCCGCATATCCCCGATCATCTTGAATAGCTTGTCAACGGACAGGGAACGCCGCTTTTTGGCCCGTAAAGCCGGGAAAAACCTCGAATTTCCATAGAATTTACGCCCGACTGCCTCCAGGGTCATGCCGTGGCCGAAGGCGTAGGCGCTGGCGATTTTAATGAGGTCGGCAATGAGGATGTCGGCGGGATTTTCGGCCATGTGGGATAAATGGCACAGTCTCGCTTTTCGCGCAATAAGGACTGGACGCGGGCCGAAAATCCCGCTAGGGTTTATGCGCGTCCCAAGCACGAGCGGGGAACGGAGAGCCAGATGACTATCACCCAAGAACTTCCCACCTACACGGCCGGCGGCAAAGCCGATTGGTCGCTGATTCCAGATTATATGATTGGCGGCTTGCGCCGGTACATCGAGAATGGCGTCGAGCCGGGCAGTTTTCTTTCAGCAGTTTTGTGTAACGATCTTCGCGGCGCTTGCGAGTGCGCCGATGATATAAACCGCACGCGATTGTTCCAATATGTTCAGTTTCTCTATTCCTACGCGCCCAGCGCGTGTTGGGGATCACCGCAGCGATTCGAAGCGTGGCTAGAGGAAGGCGGCATCGAAGGGAAACAGCGCAAGGCAGCGGGAGAATCCAAATGACCCGCGACCCCTATTTCCTCATCACCGCCGCGCTCGCCGGCGCGATCCTCGCCGTTGTCGCTTCGATCGCGCCTTACGTCGCGGCCGTCTTGCTGGTGGTCGGGCCATGAGCGCGCTCCTATCAATGGATGAAGCGCCGAAAGACGGCACTCGGTTTTTAGCCTATCGCCCCGACGTTGGAGAACGATGGCGGTGGGTGATCATCCGGCGTCATGATCCGGGTGGGACATACGAGACATGGGTCACTGATCAAACGCGCCCGATGACTGATCGCATCGCGGGATGGCTTCCACTTCCAACGGTGACGCCATGACCGACTACGAAGACCGCCGCTACCGGCTGCTGATCCAAGTCGTCGCCCGCTGGACCGGCATAGACTTCAACGACGATCCCGCGATCAACGCGATGGCGCAGCAAGCCGCCGATGCGACGTTCGATCCGAAAATTTGCGATCTTGACTGGGAAACCGCGATCCTGCGGCGCCTCGAAGGAGAACCCCATGCCGCTGCCTGAAGGATACCTGCCCCGCGAGGGCGACGTGCTGATCATCAGCGGGACCGTCGAATACGACGTCGAGCCGCACGCCGCCTATATTTTTCTGAAGGTCCCCGGTTACGGCTCCGGCTCCTTGGGGCTGAACCCGACGCGTGCGGCGCCCTTCCTGTCGCTGAAACGCCGCGGTTGGCGCGAGGATGAGGGCGTCATCCACAAGCACGTCGACCGCTGGTTCGGCAAGGTGGTGAGCCAGAAAGACGATTACGTTGTCGTCGCGCTCGATGCCAAAGCCCAGATGAAGGGTTCCGTCGGTGGCCTCCGCATCTTCCATTGCAACGAGCTTCTGCCGTGGCCCGGCGCAAAGTCGGCCGGCGAAGACGGCGATGACATCGCCGAACCAGCACCGCCGCTTCCCGCGGCTGAACCCGAGGAGAAAGACGATGGCACCGACTTCGTCCCAAAATTCTGATCTAAAGCCGCGCGACCACAACCAACCGCCGGACGTCACCGAGCAAGTTGCCGGACGACTCGCCGAGGACTACGGCGAACTGTCCCGTAACGCCGCCGCCCTATTGGAACAGGCGCGCGCGCTGCCCGAGGAGGTCGCCGACGAGGGCGATCTGGAACGGTTCTCCAACGTGATCGTCGATATTCGGGACGCCGCCGCGCGCGCGGAAGCCGCGAGGGTTGCGGAAAAAGAGGTTTTCCTCCGCTCCGGGCAGGCGGTCGACGGGTTCTTCGGGTCGGTCAAGGAGCGGCTGACGAAGGGGATGGGCGTCCTGAAGCGCCGGGTCGACGCCTACCAGCTCCGCAAGTTGAACGAGGAGCGCGAGCGCCGGAGGTTGGCCGAGGAATCGGCCCGCAGGGAAGCCCAGAAAGCGGCACAGGAAGCCGCGCAGGCGGCAGCGGCAGCGGAGGAGGCCCGCCTCGCGGCCGAACGTGCGCGCAAGCCAGAGACACAGGAGGCCAAAGGAGCGGCGGCGGAACAAGCGGAAACCGCGGCCGCCGCCGCCCAGGCCGACGCGCAAGTCGCCATCGCGGACGCGCAGGAGAAGCGGATCGACTCCCTGGCGAAGCCCGCCGAGATGGCCCGCTCCCGCTTCGACGAGGGCCGCCTCGTCACCATGCGGCAGGTCGGCTACGTCGAGATCGTCGACAAGGCGGCGCTCGACAAGGAAGCCCTCTGGCCGTTCCTCCGCGAAGATGACGTCCTGAAGGCGCTGCGCACGTGGGCGAAGACCACTTCGTTCCGCAAGCCGATGGCCGGCGCCGTCGTAGAACTTCGTGATGAGGCGGTCGTGCGGTGAGCAACACTTATCCGGCCCCGGACCAGATCATCATCCGAACGTCAAAGTGGGCGATTTATCAGAAGGCCGTGCACCAGAGTCAAAAGCGGGAACCGTGGTTCGAGCAGGATGGCCGCTGGTGGATCGTCGATCAGATCAAATGGAACGACAGTGCCCCGTTCGAAGGACGGACCTGCGAAATCGAATTGACCGAACTTGTATCAATCCAATCAGGAGAGAAAACCGATGGCTAAGACGACGACGAAGCAGAAGACCCAAGACGCCGAACTCTTCAACGCGCCGCCGACGGCGGAGCAGGCCGCGGCCGGGAAGGCGGTCACGAAGCCGAAGCCAGTGGGAACCAACGTCGCCAAGTTCGAGCCGCGGCCGACGAACCTCCTCGTCGCCTTCGCGCAAGCGGCCTCCGATCCGGCGTGCAACCCGGAAAAGATGAAGGCGCTCTCCGACATGGTCGACAAGATGAAGGCGGAGGAGGCGGAGGTGGCCTTCACCGAGTCCTACATCGCCATGCAGGACGAACTGCCGAGCATCAGCGCGACGGGGCGAATCGAGATTCCGGGGAAGGGCGGCGGTCGCGGGCAAAGCACGCCATATGCCAAATTCGACGAGATCATGCGCGTCGTGAAGCCGATCCTGCGCGCGCACAAGTTCGCGCTGATGGTCGTATCCGAGCCGAACCCGAGCGGCGTCGGCGTCGTCGTCCGGGGAACGCTCGCGCGCGTGCACGAGACGCAGTACGGCAAGACGACGCACGCCAAGCAGACGATCATCGCCGTCCCGCTGGAGAACTCCGGCAGCAAGAACAACGTCCAGGGCATCGGCTCGTCGCTGTCCTACGCCAAAAGGTACGCCTGCATTCAACTCCTGAACATCATCAGTCACGCCGAGATCGACGACGACCGCGACGGCGCGGGGCCGAAAAAGAAGGCCGCGGCGAAAGACGAACCCGAGGTCGCCGATCCGAACGCGCCGATCTCCGGAGCGCAGGCTAAAATTCTTCTACAAACAATTAATGACTGCGGCGTCGGCCCCGCGACGTTCCTGCAGAAATATCAGATCGACGCTGTGCACGAATTACCGGCGCGGCTTTTCGACGAAGCGATCAAGGCGTGCAAGGACTACGGCGCGCGCACGAAAGAGGCGAAGCGTGGCTAAGACCGCCGTCAAAGCGAAGGCCGACGAGGTCGAGGTCTTCCAAGAGATCGAGCAGGGAACGCCGGAGTGGAGATCGCTCCGCATCGGCGTCCCCTCCGCGTCTAACTTCGCGACCATCATGGCGTCCGGGAAGGACGGCGGGGACAGCGCGACCCGGCGCAAACTCCTCTACAAGATGGCGGGCGAGATCATAACCGACGAGCCGCTCGAAGATTTCAAATCAAGCGAGATGATTCGCGGCAACGAGATGGAGCCTGAGCTTCGCGACTGGTACAGCCGCACGCGGTTCGCCGACGTCGCGCAGGTCGGGTTTGTTCGGCGGACCATCCATAATCCGCTCGGACTATCGTTCGCCGTGGGATGCAGTCCCGATGCCCTTTTGGGCAAGGACGGCGTCCTCGAAATCAAAACCATGCGGCCCGATCTTCTGATCGAACTCATGGAGCGCGGCGCCGGCGGGTTTCCGCCGACCCATCGGGCTCAATGTCAGGGGGCGCTTTGGGTCACCGGCCGCGCATGGTGCGATCTCATCATCGGTTATCGCGGGATGCCGAAGCTGGCTTTCCGCGTCGAGCGCGACGAGTCCTATATCGCTGGCCTCGCCGCCGCCGTCGAAGTCTTCGACTATGAACTTCGGGCCTTGGTGGCGAAGGTCAGGAAAATGGGAACCGCGTGATGGCGCGCATCTACCCGGTGAATTTCATCTGGCGCGAAATGCACGACGCCGCGACGGGCGAGTTGCGCATGGTCATGGTGCCGGAGCCGAAATACGCCAACCTCGCTCGGCGTCAGTTTCATCCTGGCGAGACATATCCGCTAGTTGTTCTTGAGCCACGGTCTCGAGCATCGCACAGCCATTTCTTTGCCGCGTTGCACGACGCTTATGTCAATCTGCCGGAGACAATCTCCGCCCGTTGGCAAAATCAGGAACACTTCAGAAAATATCTTTTGATCGAGACAGGATGGTTTGACGAAGAAGAGTTTCGATTTGATTCGGCTCTTTACGCGAAACGGTTCGCGACGTTTTACCGGAAGGAAAAGGGCGCTGACTACGTCCGCATCATCATCCCGAAGTCGTCCCCGACGACAGTCATCATCCAGACAGCCAAATCTCAGAGTGCGGCGGCGATGGGGAAAAAGGATTTTACCGACTCAAAGCGTGACGTCTTGGATCTCGCCGCCAGTTTCGTCGGGACGACGGCGGCGGAACTACACAAGCAAGCGGGGTTATCACCATGAGGGAATGGTTCTACGTCGCCGCTCTGGCCGCGGCCGCCGGCGCGATGCTCGCGGTCGGCGTCTGGCTGGCCGTGCCGTGCAAACCCGGTGATGGCGGCGTTTATATCGGTGGCGTCGTCCTTCTGGCGGGGTGCCCGCGATGACGGTGACGACGCAGGAAAAACTCGCCGCCGTCGAGCGGCTCCTCGATGATCTCCGATGGGCGCGGGGCAAGCGCGACACGATGGAGGCGCAAACCTACGAGGCGCTGGCCGCGATCGCGACGGACCTCCGTGCCGGAACTCCGAAGGAGGCGGGTCGCGTGCTGGCGGCGCTCATCGATCAAATTCAACGCGCGCGCCGGGGAAAGGTCCGGCTCGGCTTTTACGATGCCGGCAACGCGCAGACA